CCCGTGCGTTTGCCGGTGCTGCCGGCACCTTCCGCACTGACATCAACCTTGACCCGCTGGCAACCACTGACCCGATCACGGAATACTCCCAGCGGTTGAAGGATCTGATGGATCCGATCAACCAAGCCAAGGCCGGTGCGGAGTCGATCGGCGCCGCCTTCAACGATGCCTTCTCTGGCATCATCACCGGCACGCAGACCACGCAAGAGGCACTGAGCAACTTCTTCAAGAGCATCGCTGATTCATTCCTGCAGATGGCATCACAGATGATCGCAGAGATGATCAAGGTCTACATCTTCAAGCAGATCACCGGCATCTTCGGCATCAGCGGCGGCGGCGGTGGCCTGTTCAGCGGTGCTGGCCCTGTCTCCGGTGCGTCGGTGTTCAGCTCTGGCCAGGCTGCGTTCAACCCCGCTGCATTCGGCGCTGGCGTTGCGCTGCGTGCTATGGGCGGCCCCGTCACCGCCGGCCAGTCCTACGTCGTCGGTGAGCGCGGACCGGAGCTGTTCACGCCATCAAGCGGCGGCATGATCACACCAAACAACCGCGCAGGTGGTGGCGGCGTGGCCGTTACCGTGAACGTAGACGCCAAAGGCACATCAGCTGAAGGCAGCGACCAGCAAGCCAATCAGCTTGGCCGCGTCATCGCTGCTGCGGTCCAGGCTGAGCTGATCAAGCAACAACGCCGCGGCGGCATCCTGAACAGCTGATGGCAACCTTCCCTTCTTACCAACCGCTCTACCCCGCCACCAAGCGCACGGAACCCACCATGCGCCGCGTTGCCTTCGGTGACGGCTACGAACAACGCCTCACGATGGGGCTTCATCAGCGCCCCGATAGCTGGACCCTCAGGTGGGATCTGGCCGACGATGACGCCGACGACCTTGAAGCATTCCTGCAGGCCAGGGCGGATGATGCCGCGTCGTTCACATGGACACCACCCGAAACCGGCGCAACAGCCGGCAAGTGGGTCTGCGAAGGTGCATGGTCACGCGAGCACCATGACTACGGCCGCAGCCGCATTGATGCCACCCTCCGCCAGGTGTTCGAGCCGTGAGCGTTCCTGTCTCTGCCCTTCAAGGCGTTGCACCCGGCGCCATCATTGAGCTGTTTGAGCTGGAGCTCAATGCACTCCAGCACGGCATCGGCACCACCTACAGGTTTCACGCTGGCTCCAACCTCAACGCCAACGGTGAGCTGGTATGGGCCGGCAACAGCTACCTGCGCTTCCCGGTTGAGGCTGATGGGTTCAGCTACTCGGGCCGTGGCAGCCTGCCACGCCCGACGCTGCGCATCGCCAACCTGACCGGCACCATCACAGCGTTGTTGCTGACCTTGCCGAGCGGCATTGAAGGCGCCAAGGTGACGCGCATCCGCACGCTGGCACGCTACATCGACGGCGTGAACTTCCCCGGTGGTGTCAACCCACTGGGTACACCCGACCCGACCGCCAGCTTCCCGCCTGAGATTTACTACATCGACCGCAAGGCATCCGAGAACCGTGATGTGATCGAGTTTGAGCTTGCCTGCGCGTTTGATCTAAGCAACGTCCGCGCACCAAAGCGGCAGTGCATTAGCAACATCTGCCAGTGGGTCTACAAGTCCGCCGAGTGCAGCTATTCCGGTGCATTGCCAACATGCAACAAGACAGTGGCTGACTGCAAAGCACATTTCGGGGCTACAGCTACGCTACCGTTCGGCTCATTCCCTGGCATCGGGTCATACTTTGCATGATGAACTGGAGAGCCGCTGCAATCGCGCACGCGCAAGCCGAAGCACCGCGTGAGGCGTGTGGGTTGGTGGTGGTCTTCAACGGCCGTGAGCGCTACTGGCCGTGCCGCAACGTGGCAGATGATGCCGCCGAGCAATTCATCCTTGAACCTGACGACTACGCCGCCGCCGAAGATGCCGGCGAGATCATCGGTGTATTCCACAGCCACCCTGGACACTCACCGGCACCGAGCCAGGCGGATCTAGCTGCGATCGAGCTGGATGTGCTGCCGTGGTGGATCGTCAACCCTGAAACCGAAGTGTGGAGCGGTCCGCACACACCTACCGGCTACCGTGCGCCGCTGATCGGCCGCAGCTGGTGCTGGGGCGTGCAGGACTGCTGGACCTTGTCCCGCGACTGGTACGCCGAGCAGGGCATCACCATCCGCGACTGGGAGCGCCCGCTGACACCTGAAGCATTCGAGGCAGCACCGATGTTTGATGCCTGCTGGCGGGAGGCTGGATTCCGCGAGCTTGGCGAAGATGAACAACTGGAACGCGGCGACTTCCTGTTGTTTGGTATCGGTGCAGCAGGTCTCAACCACTGCGGCGTTTACCTCGGCGATCAGATGGTGCTGCACCACTGCCAGGGCCGCCTAAGCAGCCGCGACATCTACGGCGGCTGGCTGATGAAGTGCACCGGCCGGCGCCTACGATGGAATCATGGAAAGCCTGCGCACGATTAGGGTTTACGGTCGCTTGGCGCGATTCCTTGGTCAGCGCACCTTTCAGGCTGCGGTGAGCAGCGCCGCTGAAGCGGTCCGGTTCCTGCTGGTGAACTTCCCGCAGCTGGAAGCGCACATGGCGCAGCAGCACTACCGCGTCAGTGTTGGCGGCTATGCGCTCGATGCCGAGGAGCTGCACCATCCATCGGGCCAGCAGGTGATCAGGATCGTGCCGGTGCTGACGGGTGCAAGGGCTGTAGGGCGGATCTTGGCTGGGGTGGCGTTGATGGTTGCATCAATCTTCATTCCTGGGACCGCGATGATATTTGGCACGGCGGTAAAGGGCTTGGTTCTTGGCATTGGCGCTCAAATGGCACTCGGCGGTGTGGCCCAGCTGCTCACACCAGTTCCGAAGATGCCAACCGGCGAAGACAGCGCACAGGATCCACGTAAGAGCTTCAGCTTCTCGGGCGTTCAGCAGACCTCACGGCAGGGTGTGCCGGTGAGCGTGGTCTACGGCCGTACCTTGGTAGGCAGCGTGGTCGTCTCGGCCGGTGTTGATACGGTGCAGGTCGGCTGATGGCATTTATTCGCGGCAGTCTCGGCAGGCGGCAGCGGGAACCCCGCAAGCCACGCACAGCGCCGGACACGCTGCACAGCAAGCAGTATGCACAGCTGGTTGATCTGTTGTCTGAAGGTGAAATCGGCGGCCTGGTCAACGGTGCGCAGTCGATCTTCCTTGACAACACACCGCTGCAGAATGCCGACGGCTCTTACAACTTCCAAGACGTCATCTACCAGGAGCGCACCGGCACGCAGATTCAGTCCGCTGTTGAGATCTACGGCGACGCCGGCAACATTGAAGATGAGCACCCCGTCAACGTCGAAGTAACGCAGGCTGGCGGTGCCATCGTTCGCACCATCACAGATACAACGGTTGAGGCGGTTCGCATCACGATCACCGTTCCTGCTATCTACATCATCACCGACAAGGGAGACGTAGGCGCAGAGGATGCACACGTCGTCATCGACAGGCGTTACAGCGGCGGCGGCTGGATACAGCAATACAGCGACACCAACGGCGGCCTGATTCGCGGTCGCTCCAATGATGCGTACCAGCGTGACTTCATAGTCCCGATCGCAGGCGGTACGTTTCCGGTTGACATCCGTGTATCCCGTGGCAACCCAGACAGCACCAGTGAGAAGAAAGTCAATGACTTCATCTGGACAAGTTACACCGAGATCATTTACGCCAAGTTCAGCTATCCCAACAGTGCATATATCGCACTGCGCTGCAACTCTGAAGCATTCTCAGCAATCCCGCAGCGGTCCTACCTGATCAACGGCATCAAGGTTGCTATCCCGAGCAATGCCACCGTTGATCCCACCACTGGCCGGTTGATCTATGCCGGCGTTTGGAATGGCCTGTTTGGTTCGGCGCAATGGACAACCGATCCGGCGATGATCCTATGGGATCTCTTGACCGACACACGCTACGGGTTTGGTGATCACATCCAGGCCGCAGACCTAGACAAGTGGGCGTTTTATGCCGCCAGTCAGTACAGTTCAGCGCTCGTTTCTGATGGCCGTGGCGGTTATGAGCCGCGCTTCTCCTGTAACGTCAACATCCAAACCGCCGAGGATGCCTACAAGCTGATCGGTGATATGTGCTCAGTGTTCCGCGCTATGCCCTACTGGGGCGCCGGTGCGCTGACCGTATCGCAAGATGCGCCATCAGACCCTACCTACCTATTTACGCCTGCCAATGTCAAGG